ACAGGTTCATTTAATACTGTTATATTGCGAACAGGTAGTGCAGATCCATCTTCTATAAATGCAAATTTTCCTGAATTGTAGGCCGTTCCAACAATCGCATAATTATCCTTATCTTCAGTTACACTTACGACTCTCCATTGAGTAGTTTGTAAGGTTGTATTTTCAAGTATCCAAATACTATTTCTATTAGGAGCAGAAGAAAAAGCAGATGATACTGTAATTACAGCACCAGAAATACTACTTACATCTTTCTTTTCTACACTGCCATCAGGCATAACAACACTTATTGTTGCGTTATTTGTGGAATCCAAATCGGTATCTGCTGTGTTATCAACAGTAATAGTTGTAGTTGTTGCCGAACTAATCCGACCACCTCTTCTTAATCCTGCTCTTACTGGATCGCTTACTTCAATTACTTGCCCTGGTCTGACAACTACACCTTCTCCTATCCCTGTAGTAAAACTAATGGTTTCAGTAGAATTTTGCTCCTCGAACAAGATGAATCTACCTAATCTTCTTGCTTGATTTCTAGAAGTACAACCAAAACCTGTTACTTTTTTATGAATAATTCCATATTTATTTTTTGCAGCAGTATCTTCAACAGTTTCAAAGTCTGGCTCTTGATTGTTCATATCAAAATAAGACACAGATACAACAGTTGATCTTGTTTTTAGACTCGTACCAGAATATATAAATCCTTCAGAGGTTACGTTTGATAAGTTAAATAAATAGCTGGCATCTGTAGGTCTATCTTGAGTTAGAGTTAAAGATCCTGCACCCCAGAATGTCATAGCTCTCATTACAGAGCCTAAAGCCATTACTGTCTTAAAAGCATCTGCTCTTTTGTTTAAAACTACGTTGCAACTAAATCTAGGTTCTTGCCCCCCTTGACCATCATCAACTAATGCAGAAGCATAAACAGAAGCACTATAAAAAGAATATTTATCTAATTGAGCTTCAGTAATATGTTCTCCTAGTCCATATCTACTATTTGTGATGAGGTCAAACAAAATCCAAGCAGGATCAGTTGTCCAATGTGTGGTTGTAGTAAGCGTTCCATTAAAAGTTCCACTATAAGTTAATCTTCCGTTGGTTTGATCCACAGTTGCATTATGAGGAATCTTAACTTTTACTCCACGAATCCTATATAAACGTCTTGGAACACTAGGAAATTGCTCTGCATCAAAACGCAAATAAGTATGAGCTACGTTCGGATATGGCCTTTGTTCATCTATTATTTTTGTAAAAGATGACCATGAAAATGTGTCGGTTACTCGCTCACTGGTGCTATCGGCAGAATCTCTACCAACTGTTACTTGAATAGGAAAAACTGTATTTTCTCTTAAAGTAATTCTAAAATCTCTAGCATATGCACCTCTTGACTTACCGCTAACTCTAAAAGCTGATGTTGGTACTGTAAGTAAGTTTAAAAATCCACCTGGGCCAGTACCAGTAATCTCATCTTTATCGAAACGAGTTGTTCTTCCGTTGTTTTCAGTAATTAATATAAATACATCAACTTCAGTTCCTAAATTTTTACCATCTTTTTCATTAATATTAATAAGAGCATCAAAACGTATTGTGACTCTAATTGCGTCAGTAGTAGACTCAGTTATTGTTCGAGTAACAGATGCAGCATTTGTAACTGGAGCATTTACGCTAACCTCTGTCTCTATCTCACTAATAGCTTTTATAGCAGTTTGATCTGCTGTTCCAAAACGAGATTTAAACACAGTTTGCTGAAAATTAAAATCAGCATCAGTTATATTATTTGAGTCTGCTGTTGGTTTTACAATAGGTGTCTTATCTAGAAATACATCCTTTAAAGAGGCTCTATTATAAGCATTAGTTCCTTGAGTCAACCCTGCTGCCGAAGGAAATCCTTCGATCTCACCTTCACTTAAAATCTCTATAACATTAATTGCTTGCCTACTTTGTACTGAACCACGAACTATAGTAACAGTAGCGTTATTACCACCTCCAAACCATTTAAATGGATTTAGTTGGATTTCTTTTGGTCCTGCTCCTATATCGACTCCAGGTATTTTAAACATTATGTGTCTCCTGAGAAGTCCTCTGTATCAATTCCTGCTGATACAATTATAGAACCAGTAAAAACTTCTCCATAAACTACTGGAATAGCAGCACCAGCATTTATAGTATTTAAAATTCCATTAAAAGTAAAACTATTTGGATCGTCAAAATTAGTATCTTCTGGTGTAGGAGTTAACATTTGTGCTGCCCCCGATAGTGCAAAATATAAACCCAAATTTCCTAATGCAACAGTTAAAGCACTCGCTCCTGCTGATCCTGTAACAAAACCACCTGTAGTTAATGCTGGTGCAGCACCAGGAAGGAAAATAGCTGCTCCTATAAGAACTGCTCCTAATAAAAATCTTCCAAGACCTCTTCTAGCACCAACAGCTACAGGTACTATTTTTATTTCTTGTTGACCAACAGGAACATCTAATTCTTTATCGCTTATTTCATAATTTCCAACTTTTACACAATAATTTTGTTCTATCATGTGCGATTGCAAATCAGGAAAATTTGCTGTTAAAAATCTAATTGCATCTACTGTGGAATTTATTTCAGCTTCAAAAGTACGTTGTCCTAAGAATCGAGCTAATCTGCCGTAAACTTTTATTTTACTGAGCATAGCGATACCTCTTCTTTGTACATTCTATCCATTTTTCGTCATAAGTTTCTCTCGAACTAAGTCTTTTCACACAATGTTGAAGGATAGTTTGATCCCCTACATACAAGGCCACATGATCTAGCTTGCCTGTATTAGTTGTATCCATAAGCAAGACATCTCCAACTTCTGTCTCATCATTCTCATCTATCTCTATAAAACCTACTTTAGGTAAACCATATTCAAATAAAGGAGACTCAGAAAATTCTTTTGGGCTTTTAGGTCTTTTCCAATGCTTTATCACTATATTTTTCTTTTGTTTGTACCAATCAGTAATTAAACTCCAACAGTCTTGAATATCCCATACCCATTCTCTGCCAATTAATCCTTTTTCATACCCAGAAGGTTCAAAGTAATACCAATCTGATGTTTCTGGAGTGACAATATAAAAAGGTAAGTCTAAATATTCACAACTAGCAAGATCAGCTTGACTAGGTGTAGGAGGATGATCTGGGTGGCTATGAAATACAGCCACAATCTCTCCTTGATCTTCAGCATTTATCCAGTCATCAGGATTTAAAATAAATTGTTCTCCTAACTCTTCAGCAAGATTTTTACAAGGAAAATATTTTTCTTTTCCTTTATAGACAGCTACTAAACCGCAAGCCTCATGCGGTGCATCTTTCCTTGCGTGTTGTAAAGCAATATCTTTCCAGGTCATCCTTGAAACGCTCCAATACCAGGAAATAACTCTTTAGTTGCAATTCTTTTTGGTAGTTTTACATTCACTAGATCTAACGCAGATTGAGCTTCCCATGTAACTAGATTTCTATTTTCGGTAACTTTTCTATCTAAAAAATAAATTTCCTGTGGAAATTCTGCTGTTGGATCAGGTGTCCCAAATGGGTTAGTTTGTGTAGTGGAAGATGAAGATGTTGTTTGTTGGATTGTGTTTGGGTTGTTCATCGTTATTGTATTACCCATAGCATTGCCATGAGTTGTACAGTAGTATCTCAGATCATTTGGTGCAGTTGGATATGCTGGTTGATAAGTTACTGTTGCATCTGTTCCAAGCGTTCCAGTATTAGTTGTTGTCTGCTGTCCACCAGCATCAGATGTAATTCTTAGAGGGTGATTTACATTTGAACTATGAGACTGATTAAAGATATAAGTTGAACCACGTTTCATTGTAATAACAGGATTATTAACACCATTTAATAAAAATATATTTGCTCCCCCTACATTTGCTACTGTGACAGTATATGTGACAGTTTCAGCGTCAGAAGGATCGGCTACAGTAGTTGTTGAAGTGCTGGTGACTGTCTCTGGAGCGAAATTAACAGCATCTAAAAAACGTGCCAAAGTCCTTATTCTTGTAAATTTTGCCCCGTTTAAATCATTACCGACAGTTGTTGTATTAATATCCTGCATTATTGCAGTTATCGTTCCAAAAATATTACTTATCGCAATAGTTGGTCTAGGTAAAGTACCTGTTGAGCCAAATTCAAATCCACTACATTCAATAGGAAATCTTAGATATGAGTTACCAGCCCAAACAACTTCTCCATTTGCGTTCATATTTGCACCATTATGAAAACGATATATGGTGTTTGAACCATGTAAAGCTGGATTTAGTTCAATCGTAAAGAGTTCAATGATTGAACCAGGATTTATCTCTTGTAGTGCGGAAGTTGGGATTGCCATTAAGGTTCAAATACCTGTTCAAAAGTAGCTGTTACTCTATTTCGGTTGATTTCAAATATTTCTTTGGAGAAACTTTTGCATATCCATTTGAATGTTGTAGTTGTATCAGGAGGTGACCAATCAAATGACGCACCATCTTTTCCTCTAGCCTCTAGAAATGTTTCTATTTCAGTAGCATCTTCATCATCAACATTGAAAGTAAGATTCCAAATTTTAGAGTCTTGATTTAATCCAAAAGATGTACGTTGTTGGTAACCATCGCCAAACTGTGTTATACGCTGCTGTGGCTGACTCCGTTTTGTAGCAGAATATTGTGGGTTGTAATCAGGAAAAGTAGCCATTATCTGTTTAATAGACCTCCAGGTCTTTGTTGCTTAACAAGTTCTCCTTGAACAGCAGCAGCTATCAATGATCCAAGCTCCTGTCCTCCAGCATCATCACCTTGAACATCTGAACCTGATGCATCTACATTAACAACAACACTCGTACTACCGCCACCTCCGAGTTTATTGTTTGGAATAATCATACCAGAACTCCTTGGTACAAATAACTCTGGTCCTTTTTCACCTACGAGTGAAGCTTTGCCTACTGGTGGTCTACCACCATTAGCAAAACTGTCCATCGTAAGTGTATTTGGATTAGTTGGTCCTCGATTAAAACCTGCAAAGACATCTGTACCCCCACCACCTAAACCACCTATGCTTGAGGCTATTAATCCTAAAAGCCCTTGTTGAAATTGACTAGCCATCATCTTTGCAGCCATGTCTAGAAAATGATCTGCTATTCTATTCAACATATTTCCGAAAGCTTCTTGAACAGTCATTGTTCCTTTAACTATTCCTTTAAAAGATTCTTCAAAAGAATTTCCCATAGTTTTGGATAAATTAACAGCTTGAAGTTGAGAATCATTAAGATCTCTTATAGCATTATTTAATCTAATTAGTTCAGCATCAATAGGACTTGCTAAGATTTCTGCTTGTCTTAATAACTCATCGCTAATTTGTTTTTGAATTATTAATTTATCGAGTTCAAATTGAGCTTGATTTTTTGCTTCGATAGTTTGTAAATTAGCAAGATTTTTTTGTTTTATAGTTATTTGTTCTTGTAATTTTTGTGAATCAATTTTTCTTCTTAAAACTTCTAAATCTTCCTTTCTAACTGTAAGTGATTGTTTTTCTATTGCTAAATTACTTTTTAAAACACCTAATTCAAAATCTCTTCTTTCTTTTATAAGTTTTTGTAAATCTTCATTAGCAAAATCTGTTGTTCCTGCTTGACCACCTAAACCAGCTTCATTCATTTTCTTTTCAAAAATACCTGGTTCAATTGATTTTCTAAATTCATCAAAAGTTTGACCATCAATTTCTTTACCAAAGAAATTTTGTTTAGCTCCCAAATTAGCAAATATTTTGGGAGTACCAGGTGCAAATTTCTCCATACCTAAATTAAATGCCTCTAAACCAGCATCTCTTTTAATACCTTTTACTGTTTCATTTCCAAGAGTATCATTAATTGTTTCTATCAATTTTGCTAATGGCCCTGCAATAAATAAAGTTATAGATGTTCCTAACTTTGCTAGTTCATTATTTAATCTTATAGATTCTACACCTAATTCATTTAAAGAACTCCTATTGGTATTAAAAGTTTTATTAAATCTATCCAAAACTTGATTTGCAGCTACCCCCTCTAATCCAAGACGTTTTAAAGTATTTATAGTATCTCCAAAAGGTGTATTAGATTGACCAATGGCTTTTACAAGTGTATCAATATTTTTAACAGGTTCTCGTAATGCTTCTCCTAATTCTCTAGCTTTTTTAGCTAAATTATCTAATTGAGCACCTAAAGCAGTACCAGCTAAAGATAAAGCAAATCCAAACTGTCCTCCAATTTTTCCACCAGCAGCACCTCCAGCAGCACCTCCAGCAGCAGCACCCAAACCTTGACCGAATAACAAAGGAAATGCTCCACCAATTATGGCATTTGACAATGCTTGTTTATTTCTTTGTCTTCTTAATTCCCTTGCAGCAGCCTGATCTTTAATTTTATTAAGTTTTACCTCTAACAATAATTCTTCATTTGCATCTATCATTCGTTCTCTTCTAAACATATTTAATTTCAATTCACTTTCAACTAATTTATTAGTTTCAGTCACTCTTGCTTGTATTAATTTATTTTCTTTAGATGCTTCAAGATTAAGTTCTTTAACCTTTTCAGAAACTTGTTGTTTTGTTTGTGTTAAAAGTTCATTTCTTAATATTTTTTCCTGCTGTAATCTTTCAGAAGACTTTTGTTCTAATTTTAATAAACCTTGTTCTAAGGCTAACTGCTCTTGAAGAATTTTCTTTGTCCGCTTTTCAATATTGACACTTTGACCTTTTAATTTAAAACTATCTTCAAATGCTTGTTGTTTCTCTCTTTCTTTTGCAAGAAGTGCATTTTGTAATGTCTCTTCATCTTTTACTTGTTGTTTTTGAGCAGCAACCTTTTGTGCAGGATCAGCTTCTTTTGGACCAAACCCTCCAGCCCTTACAGCATTTAACAAACTATTTCTTCTTTCTAATTCAGCATTAACTGCACGTTCTGCTGCGACAAGACCCTGTGCAGCAGTTGTTGCTTCTTTTGTTCCTAAGATTGAATTATTGAAAGCTGTTTTACTTTCTTTAAGTAATTTATTTAAATTCTGAAGAACAGGTAAAGTGCCTTTAGTTGCATCATTTGTTCTTATAAAAGCTGCATTTGCCTGATCTATTTGTGGAATTAAATTTTTAACCCCATCCTGTAATTCTTTTAACTGCTTAAAACCAGCAACAGATACTTGTATTTCGGCTCTTGTTACCACAACGCAGAATAAAAATTAACCTTATTCTAGCTTATCTCCTTCGTTTTGCTTTTTCAAATGCTTTTTCTTGTTCTTCATTGATAACTTCAAAATAAGCACTCCAACCTATGATTTCTTCCATTGTCATATTTCTAATTTCCGACAGAGTTTTTCCTAATTCTTTTGCAATACCAAACTGTAACATCATAAAATTATCTTTCTTTAATTCAGCTACTAGCCTTTTGGGTCAATAGCCTCTTGTGTTTCATCGATAGTTGCCATCATTAGTTTTTGTAAATCACTATCTTTTACTTCATTTTTTAATACATCAATTTCTCCTGCTCTAAATAATGGATTACCATTTTCATCTTTAGCTTTAGTAATTAATAATTGCAAAGCATAGAGATTTATATCATCACTTTTTGCTCTTTTTTGAGCGATTTCTCGCTCTGCCATAGTTAAAGGAGAGACATACATTTCAAAAGTAGATCCATCTGATAAAATTACTTCTCTTTTTGAAAGTTCAAGATTTGCAGCTTTTCTTAATCTGTCTAATGCTGAAGTGGTAGTGGGCATAAAAATAAAATAGTATACTATTATTGTAATGCAAAACATAAAAAAACCCCAGATAAACTGAGGTTCGTTAACTTATGCTAATTTAACTAAGCTGTCTTAGATAGGTCGAATGTTGGAGCAGCACTAGGTCTGAATGCTATATCTACTGATTGTCCATCATCTGGGTTTACGTTGAAACTTGCAGAAGTAAGAATAATATCTGCCAAAATTGATCTACTTGCACTT